GCTTCGTATGCTGCAAGATTACCTTTCTTAAAGTCACTAATAAAATTATACTTACTAGCTTCTTGTCTGATCATATCTTCAGTCCATTTTATAGTTTTTGTTTCAGGAAATAGATCATCTAATATACCGTACTTTATTGCTGCAGCGTGTGCTGATGTATTACCTTTTTTAAATTCTGCTTTTGAATTATACTTACTAGCTTCTCTTTTAACTTCATCCTTAGTCCATTTTACTTTTCTCTCAGGAAATAGATCACTTAGCATTCTACGTTTATATGCAGCTTCGTATGCTGCAAGATTACCTTTCTTAAAGTCACTAATAAAATTATACTTACTAGCTTCTTGTCTGATCATATCTTCAGTCCATTTTATAGTTTTTCCTTTAGAAAATAGATCACTTAACATTCCACGTTTATATGCAGTTTGGTAAGCTGCAGGACTACCTTTCTTAAATTCACTAGCAAAATTATACTTACTAGCTTCTTGTTTAATTAAATCTTCAGTCCATTTTTTAGGCGGCGCTTCTAACAGAATACCTTCTATCAAAGCTCTCAATTGTGATTCTGTCAATCTTAATTTCATAACTCTTTTTTAATTGAATTGTAATAGAATTCACTAATCCTATCAGGTGTTGTAATGTTGTTCGCTCTTAATTGTGATCTTATTTGGTTAATAAAAGCAACCAACTGAGTAAGTTGTACATTTTTATACATTTGAGGGCTCTTGAAGTGTGGTTTAATTAAACCCATCTTCTGAAGTTCCCTTATCTTTCTTGATCCAAAATCATCAGCAACGTTCTCACTATACTTCATAAACTTGGCAGCATCTATAATTGATATCTCTTCATTATAAAAATCATACATAGTTTTCTCACCATACTTCTTATATTGATATTGATGTGCAATCTCATGAAAGATAACAAACAACGCCATCTCCAAACTAGTATTTAATACCGACTTATTAATTAACACCCCATTGTGTAATGAAGCCCCAAGTGCTTGATACTTAAAATCCGCAAACTCTATTTTCTGACAACCCGACTTCTCAATGAAATCAACCAAAAAATCTGTGACTTCATCCGACATATTATATCTGGATCTTAATTCATCAATAAAAGGATCCAAATTGGTGGTTTCCTCTCTTAATATTCTTCTTATAATTTCTTTAATATTATCTTTATTTTTTTTAGGAAATAAATCATCCAACATTCCATACCTATATGCTGTAGTGTATGCTGAAGGATTATCTCTTTGAAATTCTCCTCTTGAATTGTACTTACTAGCTTCTTGTTTAATTAAATCTTGAGTCCACTTTGTTTTCCTTTCAGGAAATAAGTCTTTTAATATCCCACGTCTCTGTGCTGCAGCATACGCTGCAGGACTGTTTTTCGCAAATTCAGTACTAGACTTATACTTACTAGCTTCTTGTTTAATTTGATCTCTACTCCATTTTTCAAAGTTTCCACTTTTAATTTTCCTACCGGGAAATAAATCATCCATCATTCCTTGCCTTAGTGCTGCAGTGTATGCTGTAGGGTTGACTTTTAAAAATTCGGTACTTGATTCATATTTACTAGCTTCGGCTCTAATCCTATCTTCAGTCCAGTGCGTACGTTTTTTAACTTTTCCGTACAACTTGTCCAACATTCCACGGGAGTATGCTGCTTGGTATGCTGCAGGGCTGTTTTTTATAAATTCCCCTCTTGAATTATACTTACTAGCTTCTTTTTTAATTTCGTCTTCAGTCCATTTTATTTTCCTTTCAGGAAATAGGTCTTGTAACATTCCACGTCTCTGTGCTACTGAGTATGCTGCACGACTACCTTTCTTAAATTCTCCTCTTGAATTATATTTGCTAGCTTCTTGTCTGATCTTATCCTCAGTCCATTTCAATCTTTTATCAGAAAATAAGTCTTTTAACATCCCACGTTTATATGCTGCTTGGTATGCTGCAGGGTTACCTCTTGCAAATTCAGTACTAGACTTATACTTACTAGCTTCTTTTTTAATTTCGTCTTCAGTCCATTTTATTTCCAGTATTCTAGTCTCTATTAGAGTTCTTAAGTGTAAAAGCTTAATAGCAGTCTTCATAGCGCTCAACCCCTTATTTCTTAACGTCTATAGCTACAAGTTCATTAAGTAGTTCATGATACTGTAGCAGATTTACGATATGTTCGTTTACAACTTTTTCTGTCTTCTGTAACGGGTTCATATACTTAAGTAACTCATCAAGTTTTATACCGATTACCTTTTCGGTAACTTTTTTAGAAAGTTTTTGAAATTCTTTCTTAAGTTCTTGAATTTCTCCGTTATAATAGTCTTTTAGTTTTGGAGTAGAGTCTACTGAAGTAATGTACTCTTGAAGTATTCGTTTCTGGTTATCCGTAAACGTTGCGTATTTACCGTTGGACTTCTCTAGTAGTATTTTGTAAGTTAGGATTCTAAGATCTTTATCATAAGTTTTAAACTCCTCTATGATATCTGCTTCAACTTTATCACTATCTACCTTATCTAAGGTCAAATGTTCAAGTAAAGTTACTTTATTGTTAACTATCTGTTGAGGATCTCCTACTCCTTCTGTAGTATATAGTTCAATTAAAGTATACAGAGCAGCTTGAGCTTTATAATTAGGTAATTTAGTTTTAAAAAACTCATCTAAATTGTAATGCTGACCTATTTCTTTAATAAGATTGTATTTTTCTTTTCTTAAAGTTCTACGGTTTAGCTTTTGAGCAGTTTCCAATAAAGTACTTATAAGAAAGTTAGCTTTCGCTTCTGTAATCTTTTGAGATTCTTGTAGAGCTTTATAAAGTTTATATTCTTTTAAGAGTTCCGTCTTTGTAAAATATTTCTTTAGAATGCCTGTAGCATTAGACTGTCTCCCTGATAATGTATCAGAAGTAATCTGCCTTACTAGTAACTCGAATAAAATACCTGTATTTTTATACTTCGAGTGCTTTACGTTGGTTAACATTCAGTTTTTATATAAATATATGTATTACTCTAAATCCTTAATTTGACTTTCATCTAAAAGACCTCTTTCTGTGTTCTGACCTTCAAAAACAAGCTTCTTTTCGCCTAAATCAATACTCTCTAACAGTCTTTTATTTTGCAAATACAAAGTTTTTGTACTTTCTAACGCTAGAGGGGACCCTCCTTTAAAGTCATGTTTTACTGGATTACTATCCATTCCTACATCTTTATTGCGAGCTTTACCTAATCTATCCATTCCAAGTGGATCTTGTTGAGTATCTTTATAGGAGGCCTTTTCCTGTGGGCGTCCTAGAACTGGTTTTTCTGAATATCCTACAGGTAGATCAGCGTTCATCTGTGCTCTATCTTTTCCGTAAATTGTAGCTAAATCATGAGGTGTTCCGTACGACTTTCCTGACTCTAATGGATCGTTACCTTCGTTAGCTACTTGATTTAATCTAAAGGATCTTTTCTGATCTTCTAAAATTAAATCTCTGTATTCATCATATTGATCTTGACTGAAGTGGAATACATTATCGTATACCCAATCGGATGGTAATAATTTTTTATCTATGATATCTCCTGCTAAGGCTACTTTTTCTTTTAATAGCGCTATTCTCTCCTGGTCATATATAATAGATGGAGTGGTCATTGATAATTCAAAGTTAGTCAGATTCTCTCCTTTATACCCTTGTACGTATAGGTGTACTAATGCTATCTTAGTTAACTCTGATATAATAATTCTTTGAATTCTTTCAACTGTTCTTGCAAAACGAATATCTTGAGAAGCTAAGGTTGCTTTACCTTCTAAATCTTTTTCATATCCGATAAAAGCTTTAGGTACTTTCAAAGCTGCGAATAGTTTATCTCGTAAGTATTCAACGTCTTTAATACCGTCGTAATCTAATCCTTTAGTTGTGTCAATCTTAGTTGCAGAATCATTACCTCTTACTGGGATGAAGAAGTCTTCCATCATGTTCTGCATATTAAACTTAAGATTGTATTCTCCAGTCTGTTGATCTACGTAAGGAGTTCTCTTCATTTTAGAGATTGTTTTTTGGATAAACCCATCAACCTCCTGTGGTGGGATACCTCCTACGTTAATATAGAATATTCTCTTTTCTGGAGCTCTAACGATACGGTGCACTAACATCGCATCTTCCATTAGAGTATACTGCTTAAATAACTTACGGGCGGGTTCGATATAAGAACGGCCATAAGGTAGGTAATTCACATCTGCTAAAAGTCTGAAGTGAGCCATTTCGTAGTTGTCGAAGTAGATAGTATTTGCAGTATCTAATGCTGTCTGTACTCCTCCGAAGTATCCAGAGCTTCCTCCTCCTACTCCGTCCGGGTCAAACTTAAAACGTACGGCTGTTGGGTTATTTTTATCGAATCCTTCTTCTCTTACTATGTTATAAGGTACGTAAGGAATTACATTATAAATTCCAAACTTCTCAGCAATCTCTAACTTTAAGAAAAAATCCCCGTACTTACACATTTGACGGATCCAAGCCCATAAATTAAACTCTACATTTAATACATCGTAAAATAGGTTATAAAGTACTTTTTGCAGGCTTTCGTCCGAACTACGTATTTGTAGTACTTCTCCTAAGTCATTCTTTAGAGTAGATTCATCTGCAAGGATATCTAAAGCAGATGCAATGATAGCATCCGTATCCATCGCTTCGTAATCTGAATAGAGCTGTATACGTAATGTTTGATAGTTCAGAGATGGATTGTAGATTGGTGCTGCTCCTGTGAGGTGTAGTCTTGTAAACCTATCGTATAGAGAGTTAGTCTCAATCTGTCCTGATAATTGTGCTGAATTTATATCAATAACTCGTAGTTGATTTCCTCCTACGTTACGTATAATCACGTCGGTGGAGAATAATCTTTTTAACCTACTAAATAATCCAGTATCTGCCATAATGTTTTTTTTGTATTATATAAATATCAGAACAACCACCTTATATCTTCTTGACCTCCGTTAACATTCATACTATACGGGTTTTCTACTTCATTATTTCTAAATGCATGAGAAGGGGTAGGGTATCTAGTTTGGTATGTTGATATGTTGTTTAATGCTTGTTTGGTGAGATCAATTCCTTGCTGTCTATACTTAAGTGCTGTATCTCGTACGAACATTCCTATAGCAAAACTCATCACTAAATCGTCATTGTATCCGTGAAGAGCTTGTGCTTTACCGTTTTTCCATACGAAAGTTTTCATCTCTTCTAAAAGTCTCTTAGATTTAATCTTAACACTTCTTTCAGAAACGTATTCTACCATCTTAGCAATTACCAAAGGACGAGTCTTCAAAGTTGTAGAGAATCCGGGAACATATCCTGAGGATTGTTCGTAAGGATTTAGGTAAGTCTCTACGTATCCTGAGTCGTTTTTAGTAGTGTAATATAGATTTGAATAACCTCTTTCTTCAATTACCTGTAGAACTGCCCATCCTACGTTTGAATTCTCTACTACAAGAAGTGCTTGATTGTATTCAGTAGCTACTCCTACTAGGAAATTTCCGAAATCTTTAGTGGAGAGTTGTCCTTTAAACTCAGCAACTTGCTCACAGTCGACTGTATTTATAATATGGAAAGTAGAATAGTCATTACCGTCTCCTCTTGCTACGTCAGCTACAACCATGTACTGTTTACTATAATCTACAGGTTCCCATATCCATAAATTCTTATCCAAACCTCTTCTTTCCATAGGTTCTTCAGTCTCTGGCAGATATGGTTCTAGTACTTCTGAAATAAACACTACGTCTCCGGAAGTATCGAAGTTACAGTCACATTCCTGAGCTGCCATTCGTACTCCTAGTAGTTTATCTTGTTGATCTCTCCATGCTTGATCCCTTTCCGGGTGTACATCCCATGGGAGTCTTATAGGGAGAAAGTCATTCTCTGCAGCTTCAGCTTTTACCCATGTTTGGTGAAACCAGTTTCCTGCTCCATATGGAGTTGATAGTACGATAGCACCACCCCCTGTTGCAAGTGTCTGTTGTGCAGAAGCCCATATCTCACCAATCCCGTCAATGAAAGCAGCCTCGTCAATCAGTAGTAGCGATACAGCTTCTGAACGACCTGCGTCAGATGCAGCTGATACTGCTTTGATTTGAGATCCGTTAGATAAACGTATAGAAAGTTTATTATTCTCTGTAGCAGGTACTTTTAACCAGTTGGGTAAGTTCTCATACATAAACTTAACCTTTGTAACCATGTTTCTAGCTGTTTCCTGCTTAGTTGCAATACAAAGGACGTTTTTATCCTTATGAAACATCATCAACCATAGTGCATATCCTGCACCAAGTGTCGAAATTCCTAACTGTCTCGACTTTAAAACAATGTTATATCTATTATTTTTCCATAGATTCAATACTTTCCCTTGGAAAGGATACAAGTTAAATATAACTCTACCCCTTTGAGGATGTTGAATATAACAGTACTTTTTCATAAAATGTGCAGGATCTTGTGCACATTTAATAAATTCCTGTTTTATTACCTCTCTTAGGTCTTGTGATTCCATGTTATTACAATATAAGAACTAAAAGTATTAAAACCAACCCAGATCCGCCTACTATATTTCTCTGTCTTTTAAATTTATCTACTTCTTTAACTAAATTAGTAATTTGTAAACTTCTTGTTGAATCTAAAGCTACTGCTGTCTTTATTTGTTGTGTGCTTAATTCATCTTTTTTCTTATACAGTGCAATTGTAGAATCTTTCAACGTTACTAATTTACCGTATTCAAAAATAATACTGTCTTTTATTACAGTCTCTTCCTTACATTTATCGTACCGTATTAGGTCTTTGTAGATTTGTGCTGCTACTTTTTTAGGTATTATTATTGCGGAATCAATTGTACCTTTTTGAGAGTAGGACTGCAAGCTCATCAGCAGCAAGCCTATCAATACTGTCAAGTTTCTTTTCATATTCTTTTTCTTTATCTTTTAATTTTTTATTTCTATTTGCTAGACTAGCAATAACAGTACCTGAAGAATCTTCTAGTTCTCCTATTTCTGTATTAATACTGTCTTTTTGACTTTCTAAGTTTGTTATAACATTCTTTAAACTGTCAACTGTAGGTGTCAGATCAGTATACTTAATCTCTTCAGAAGGTTTACTGTAGTTGTAAATGTTTAATCCAATGGAGACTATTAATATTACTAATAGTACACCTAATAATTTGTTACTGTTTTGATTGCTCATAAATTATTTCTCCTAATTTTATTCCTTGTGCTATTGCAGAGGTTATTGAAAACCCTCCTACTAGACTTCCTACTGTATAAATATTTTTAAATTCAGGTATTTCAAAATTACTGTCTACCTTTACTTTAGGTTTTGGTATTTCCATGTAGTTTATATCTTGAAGAAAGAGTTCTGTTTTATCTACGTCTAAGTTTAGTTCTTTTGTAGCTCGTAAATTATTAGATTCTATAAAATGGTATAGGTATGTTAAGTTAGTAGTGCCGCTGCTTATAACAACCTTCTCTGCATTTACTGTACTATCTTCAATTGCATTACTGTAGTTTACAAGGGTGCCTTGTAGATGATTTACTTCAGTGTTGTATAAAAAGTTAACTCCTGCTTTATATAGTTTAACCCATATCATTGCTAGAGTACGTTCAAAACCTTCTTTTCCTATTGTAACTTTGCCGTATTTACTTTTCTTCACTGGTGTAGGTAAGTCTTGAGTATCGTTATATGTTTTAAAAATACCTATTGCCTGTTGTATATATTTAGTAGCTTCTTTTACTGTCATATAGGTTTCTAAATCTCCCCCTACTCCTACTTCTGTTGGAAATATATTATACCCATACCTACTGTTTCCAAAAAATCCGTTGTCACTTTCTTTATTACGTGCCCAGAAATCTTCTCCTAAGTCTAGTATAGTTATCTTATCTCCCGGATATCCTAACTCTACTAAGGTTAAAGCTGTGGTTATACCTGCCGGTCCTGCTCCTATTATCGCAACTCCTTCTAACATCAACCTTTTTGTATTTTTAATTTTAAAGTACCTGTTCCTTTAATGACTCTATGCCATTCATGTCTTGGTATAAATATAGGCTGGTTCATGCTTGTTGGAAGTTGGTTATCTAATTGTAGTTTCCAATCAGTTTCTCCTATTATTTCAACTAACCTATCTTCATCGTCCCTATGCCACATAAGTTCTATAGGATCAATATCTTGAGAAAACTCTCTAAGAATGTATTTATCGGTTATTTCCAAGTCTCTGTACGGCTTCATCGATATTATAATAAAATGAATCAGTATCCTCTGTTATCCACCGGTCTGCAACAGATTCTACTGCTAACAGTTCGGTATCTACTTTAATTGCCTTAGGTTCAATAGGAAACTCTTTAGTAATCCAGTTAGAATCTTTCCAAAAAATTCTATTATTTGGCATACACATTAAATAACCGTCATCTGCTTTAAGTATATGTCCGCATTTGTAGTCACTAGGTTCATCGCTGTATGGGTTATTTTGCCAGTCTACAGTAAACATATAAGTTGCCCAGGTAAATGTTTTGTCTCTAAGGATTACTTTACAACGTTTTTCTTTGAGATATTCATAAGAAATCACAGTACTGTCATTATCGAAACAGTCCCACAGCTGTTTGTAATAATATGGGATATCTTTTACAGGTTTTTCTATATATAGCTCTGAGATAGGAACTCTCGATCGTAACATTCCGTAATCAGTCATTACATGAAATGTAAGAATTTTTCCTGTTATTGATTGAATCCCGAAAGCATAAGCATCATGGTATATTTCAGTATCTTTAACATCTTTCGTAAAATATGACTGTTTAATTAAACATTTAAAAAACGGAATATTGTTATTTAACATATTACTTATGTTTAATTAGAAGCTCTCCTATTACTTCCATCTTTCCAAGTAATTTCTGGAATGCTACTTGTTCGATATCCATATCTTTTTTAGTTGATTTATAAAGCTCTTCTAAAAGTTCTTTATATTCCTCTCTAGCTTTTACTAAATCAAGTTTACCTTCTGCTGCTTTTTTATAGTATGGAAGTTTAACTACAAAGTGGTGATAGGTAAGCATTGAAACTCCACCTTTCTCTTTTGCACTGTTTGCAATCTTCTCTGCTCCACCTTCTCTTTTCTGTGCAAATTCTTCAAATTGCTTTTCTGGTGAGCTTTTTCCTTCGTTTAGAAATTCTAATAGACTTATCATATTATGCTGGTTTATATCCTGAACCATATGGTGCGGCTTTTCCTGTATCTTTGAATGTTTTAGGGTCTAAGTTTTCTTTAGTCTTACCCCACGTTTTACCTTTGCCTTTTTGTTTACATGCTGCCGGTGTCGGTCTACATGATGGATACTTTGATCTCTTTTCTCCTTTCTGTCTGCCACATGGTTTGCATTTACCCTTACGGCAAGTATTACAATCTACCCAGCCTTTAGACTTACCAGGTGCTCCTTTGCGTCCGAACCACTTTCGTAGTGATTCTTCTTCATTGAGATCTTCTTCTTTTAAATCTTTCCAAATCTTACCTTGACGACATTTAACTACAGCACCTGATTTATATGCAGATGGTTTATCGTACTTACGATCTGCGATACGTAGGCATCTGTCTCTCTTCTTTTTCTCATCGAGAAGAATTTCTTTTAGTATGTCAGTGAGATTAGTCATTATCCTACTTCAGGAAAGTATGTCTGTTCGAAGTATAGAACCTCAAAGTTATTTGACACGTTTACTAGCTGTGCAGCATTTAGTAGGTCTGAGTACTCTGCTACTGATTTTCTCTGTCCGATTCTCAGTTCTTGTAAGAAGTCGAATGTGGCTAGATCTGCTGGAAATACTGCTGCTGAGTTTTCGTTATACTTTAGGTATAAGCCATACTCCAAATCATATGCTTTGTTTACAATGTCAATTAGATTACTAAACTGTGGAAACATTTTAACTGGCGGAATAACCGGAAGAGTGTTCCAATCTACTAAGTAATCTTGTACTAACTTGGCATGTTCTAGTTCGTTTGATGCTTCCCCGTCAAAGAAAGCTGCTGCTCTAAAGTATGCTTTTTCTTTACACCAGTTTGCAGCGTTTCTGTAAAAGTAATGTGCCGTGTACTCATCTCCGATTCTTTCAATTAACATCTTAATCACCTCAGGTGCAAGAGTCATTGGGGTTGTGATCAATTCATTAGATGCTGTCATCATCTCATTTACTGACGCTAATTTACTTGTCATATCTTATTTTTTACCAATATCCAGAAAAATTTGATTTCATACCTAGTAGACTTGCATATCTTGGCAGTCTACAACTCCAATACTTAGGAGTAGTTTTATCTTTCGCTTGAGCACACTTATGTCTCTTTGCGAATGCTTGTCTTGCTTTAGGATTATTTATTTTAGCTTTTAATCCTGTAGTATCTCCGAAATTAACTTTCTTAACTCCGCCTCCCGGTTTACGGACATATACGTAAAACTTCTTAGGACCGCCTCTTTTCGGCTTGTTTAACTGTACTTCCTTACCTTGATGTTTAGCTTCCGGGATTTCCTCTACTTCTTCGAGCAGCGGGTAGTCTAAGTATACTTTTTTACCTTCGAAAATCGCTGTTTTTCCTAAATCCGTCTCGTAAAATAGATCTAAATCATCTCCTTTTAATTCTAGATCTCCTTTTTCCCATAGAGTTCGTACCTCTACGAGTAAGTTTTTATGAGATTCACTTCCGAATCTATATAAATTTTCAGTAATAGCTTTTTTATTATCTATATGATATTTTAAGCTATTTGAAATAGTAACAGATTCATTTAAAACTTTTGGTGCTTTCTCACATCCCCCACATCCGCATCCGCACTTAGGTTTCTCTGCTACTCCGAAATGTTCAAGTCTTTCTTGAATTATTTGGTTCAGTATTGATTTCAGATTCATACATATAAATATCAGATATTATAGTAAATCTGCTGTATCATTCCTTTCTCTGGATGTCTTATTAATGCTTCTGCTGATCTAGTAGCTCCTACGTAACCTTTCTTATGATGCCAGGCATCAGTTCCTGAAAGAGAGCTCATATATCTAATCATTACTCCTTGGTAATCTTCAGTTGATTTATATTTATACTCCTTTTTGTGATGTAGATGCCCTAAATTCCACTCACGATACCACGTCTCTGCCCAGGCTCTAGGCTGTTCATTAGCCATGATCATTGGAAGGTCTGTTAGTCTTTCTTCATTGCCGTGTGTGAGTCCTATCAAATTCTTATGATATACATAGTATTTGCGAGGGTTTGCGCTGTTATTTACTGTTACATTATCGTTTCTATAGAACCAGCCTTCTAATGCATCTCCCAAATAAAAACACTTTTGAAAATCGTGATTTCCTGGTATGATTATCACATCTACTGGTGCTATTTGTGATAGCTTTGTTATATTTTCAACAAGCATCTCTCGACCTCTTCTAAAAGTATCTTGCCATCTGCCGTCTTCATCCTGTGGAGTGCCGGATGTTGTACTGTTGAAGGGATAGGCTTTATCTGAATTAAAGAAGTCGTTACCTATCGGTAAGCATATTCTTTCAATATTCTTATGTTGAGTTTCTTGTATGAAGTAATCTATTGCATTATTATACCTCATTATTGCAACGTTAGTATCGTAGATGTCATTTACCTCTTCGTTCCACGCTACTTTACCTAAGTGTACGTCAAATATGTTAATTTGTAACAGACATCCGTCTCCTTTATTTCCCACGTATTTGTAAGAGACTACTTTTGGTGATAGTTTTTTCAAGTCTTCTTTAGCACTCTCGATTATCTGTACAATATCTGTTTGATATTTTTTAGACTTCAATGTTACCTTGACTTGATAGAGCGGTGTTGTTACTATAGTACCGTCCGGTCCTTTAGCTCCTACTTCCCAGGTATTAACTGATTGCCTCTCTACTTCCCAATCCTCTAAACTTAGATTGTGAATTTCTAACAACTGATCTACGGTAGTTACTCTTTGAGTAATTTCCGAGACTACTTCTTTTTGTTCCATTTTTTAATCTTTAATATGAAAAAGTAGTGAGCCTACTCCAAAATTATCTAGACTGGTATTTCTGTTATCTATACCATCATATCCTAAAGGTTCTAGAATTCTATTTGAGAACATAACTCCTTCTTGTTTATTTTGTACGTCTTCAATAAAACTTTTCATAGATTGTTTTACTAAGTCTCTTGAAACGTTTATTCCATGTTCGTCATGAAGAATTTCGAAATACTCGTCTACACTCTCTTCAAAATCTTGGCTATTTAGAAATCCTTCTGGGATATCTTTAGCTACTAATCCTAAATTTTGAGTCATAACTTTTATATCATCGTAGAATTTTTCAGCATCAGTAGGTTTATAAAGATTGTAAGGTATTAAATCTAAAGTAATAACGTTATCTTCTCTAACCCCGTGATCTTTTTCTACGTAGTTTCTCATAGCTTCTTCAAAACTTCCATAAAAATAATAACCAGTTCCTAAATATCCAACTTTTGAGCCAAAAAACCAATTTCTACTTTCTAAAGTCTCAGACGGATGTATTAGCGATCCTATATGATACCCTTTATCTTCTACTTCTTCTTGCAATTCTTTTTTAAAGAAGTCTTGTTCTTTCAACAGCTCTACAAGTAAATTATAATCTTGTCTATTATTAACATCAGGATATCCTTTAGGAAATCTGTAAGAAATCTCGTATAAAAATTTTGTTAACTTATCCATGTTAAATCGGAGGTGCTGTGGGCGGTAATGCTTCTCCTCCTGCTGGGGGTGGTGGAGCTTCTTCAGGTGGAGGTGGTGGAATTTCCTCAGGCTGTAATCCTAATTCCCCTTCCTCTTTTTCTGGTTTTCCGTACTTTAGAATAGATGTAATAGCTTCTTGTGCTCTCTGTCTGTCACTTAAAGTCTGTAGGTAGTATTTTTTACCCTCTATTTGAGCTATCCAGCAATCATCTGCTTTTGTTAAGAAAAAGAACTGGTCATTACGGAGGTTAATTCTAAAAGTAGTTGGCTTAGGTGCAACCCAAAAAATATCCATTACAAAAGCCGGATATTGTTCTGTCATAAGTTCTATTAGGATAGCCTCTACTGTAGGAAATTTTTCAGTTATTTGCTGTTCTCCTTTACCTCTAAGTATAATGATTCCATCATCTTGCAATTTCTGCAGACGGTCTTTTACTAACTCTATGACTTTTTTATAATCCACTTGTTAGATTTAGAAGCTTATATCTCTACCTTGTCCTCCAGAGCTAGCAGCAGCTACTGCAGCTTTGGTCTTCTTCTTATTGTAGAAGGCTTGTACGTTTCCTTGTAGTCTTAACAATGTAGCTTTATCTTCTGCGGAAAGATCTGTAGCGGAGGTTTCAATTGCATTCATAGCTCCATCTATAGCAGAACTTACATCTTCTCCTCCTTCTTCTGGGAAGTTCATTTCTGGAGCGTCAAAGTTATCTTCTGTTCCTGGTTCTTCAAGATCTAGAGGCATATCATCTACCGGCTCTTCTTCTGTTTTCTTCTTTTTTTCTAAGATAGAAGCAACAGCTTCTTTTATAGTCTTTTTTAAAGCTTCTTCTGCCTGTATTGTATTTTTCTGCTCTCTATACTGAGATTCTGTAAGAATCCCGGCAAGTTTTTGCATTCTAATCTTATCCATGTTTTTATTATAAATAGTATTACTTTAATTTAAAATCTATATTCGCAGTTGTGGCTGTAGGTCGTATGTTTATATTAGAAACTATACCTTGGTATTCTCTAAACTCTTCCGGATTAGCTATAAAGTATCCGATAATAGATCCTCTAACTTCCGGATCTAAAACTTCCCAGCTTTCTGTTTTTCCTATATTTCCTGCTCTCCCTCCTGTAGCTACTGAAATGATGTTAGCTCTTTCTTCATTATGTGAACTTAAATCAGACCATAAGTCTTCAATCTCTTCTCTAGTAGGGGGAGATGGAGTTTGTTTTAAAGTAGCTCTGTATTCTTTCAGTTGGGTTTTTAATCTCCAGTCGTGAACGTTAAAATCGTCTTTCATTAAATTACTTTTTAGTTACTGTTAGATATTCTGAAAGAATAGTTCCTACTACTCCTATCTTATTACGTATAAATATCCACTCTTCTTTACTTAACCTTCTTTCCTGTTTTGCAAAAGACATTGCAAAAACTCCTATAAATCTATCGTTGGTATCGTAAATAGATACCATGTAAAATGAATGAGATCCTTTTTCTCCAGGTACCGACGGTAAGTCGTATTTTTCAT